GTTCGACGATCGGTTCCAGCGACGTACGGCCGCCGGTGCGGAATTCGTTCACGTCGGCCTGCTTTGCGGGCACATAGTTCGAACTGGTCAGCTGGTACGCGGTCTGCTCCAGTGCCGCCGGCACGATCAGGTACGACGGCGCCAGATTCAGCTCTTCGCCTTGCATGCCCTTCTGAACGCGCATTGCTGCGCGTGCGGTGGTCAGCGCCGAGAACTGCAGCGCCGAGCCCGCGCCCGAGCCCAGGTTCTTGTGCGTGTTCGCTTCGAACAGTGCGACGCCATCTGCGAGGGCCGCGTTGGCGGTCAGCTGGCTGTACACCATGCGGTTTTCGAGGCGGGCTGCGCTGCCGCCGAAAGCACCGACGAGGCGGTCGAAGCCGCGCAGGTCATCGTTGATGATGGACTGGCGCGACAGCGAGACGATGCGGCCGAACGTCAGAACCTTGTAGCTCTCGGCACCATCGGACATGGAGCCATATTTGAACTCGCCGTGCTCGTTGGTCTGCAGCAGATCCGGTGCGCCCGACAGCTGCACGACGTTGATGCTCTTGAAGTCCGGTGCGTTCGGAGCGCGGCGGGCCCACATCTGGTACGTGCCCGGGTTTTCTTCGTACGCATTGCGCAGGCGCTTGTTCGCGACGTTGGCGAACAGGCTGGCGAAGTCGCTGGTCGTCATCATGCCGCCCGAGCGGAACGTCAGCATGCTGGTTGCCAGCGTCATGCGGTCCATGCCGCGCGTTCTGACACCGCACGATTCCAGCAGATCGCGGCCGACCTCGATCAGCGACATGCCGCGGTACTGGCGGCCGTTGTCGGTCAGTTCCGCACGCGAGTTCACGCGGTGCATGATGGCCTCGGCGATGCCGTCCAGGCGGGTCTGGTGTTCATCGGTGACGGTCTCGATGCGCACGTTGCGATTGCCGCCGCTGTTGGCATCCAGGCGAGCGCGCTCTTCGAGGATTGCGGTGCGCGCCTGGTCCATCGTGCTGTTGGCACGGATCAGGTTGGCAGCCAGGTTGCTGACGTTGTGCCGGGCGCACAGCTCGGTGATGTCGGCGGCGCGCGTTGCCGCTTCCTGGGCAGCTTGGGCAGCGGCATCGTTGGCCGCCGGGGCCGGCGCTACCGAAGCCGGATTGGTGCGGGTAGCGTCGTTGGGCGCGGCGTTCGGTGCGCCCGTCGTGGTTGCAGTGGTCATAGGTTCTTCCGATGAAGGTTGAGACGATTGGGCGGGCGCCCGGGTGATGAATTCGCACGGATGGCCGTTCTGCGGTGCGCTGCGCGTGCTCGCGTCAGCGTCGGCCGGAACGGTCACGAAACTGATTTCGTTCGGCTGCCAAGCGACGGCGCGGTACAACGGCACGTTGACGCCATCGGTACGGTCCATCGCACGCGTGATCTCGTACTTGGTGACGCGGTAGCCGAAGCTGATGGAGCGAATGACGCCAGCCTTGATATCGTTGACGATGCCAGCCATCTCCGGCCGGGTAGACAAACGCAGCGTTGCGCGTCCTTCACCGCTCTCGATGCTGCCGCGCGTTGCGACGCCAAGGATCGAATTGACGCCGCCGTAGACCTGGTGGTTATCCAGCACCTGGACGGTGCCGGCGTCGAAACGGCTCATGTCACAGGCTTCGGGCGTGACGACGAGCTCTTCGTCGTATGGCGTATCGTTCCACCAGTCGTATCGGCGCACGCTCGCGCCGGTGGTCCATACGACGTCGATGGAATTGTCGGCTTCGTTGAAGGTCGTCGGCACCAAGGTCGCAGCCCGGTTCATCACCGGCATGCTCGGGGTACCGCGATTCACGTTGGGTGCGCTCGGCGCAGAAGATGGCGTTGTCATGCTCATCATTCTGCGCATTGCACTGTCTCAATTCTCGGAAAACTGAGACAATTTTCGATGCGGCTATTTTTCGTTGTCGACGACGTAGTAGTGGCCCTTGTCGAGTGCTAAGCTCGGCTTCGAACTGCCCATTAACTGCATATCTTGCGATGGCGGTTGCGGTGTTTCAGTAGCCAAGGCCTGAGATGCATCTTCGGCCTTGGATCTCGCCGCTTGCGCGCGCACGGCAGGAAGATCGGCGACATTAATCATCAGGGGTCCACCTTGTTGAACCAAGTCGTTTTATCGAAGCGCTCGCCGTTGTCGCAGGTGACACGGGCGACCCATTTCCAACCTTCAGGCGGGTCTGAGTCCGTACCGCCAAGGAACGCGACCACGTACGTGCGCTGGACGCCGTCGACCATCACCAACTGAATTTGCGGCAGCTCCAGCTGGACCACGCCCACCAGGACCAACTCGACCGACTCGGCCGTAGTTGCCCGATCAGCAAGCTCCTCCGTGACATCAGCGACGTAATGACTTTTTTCGTCAGGATCCCGGTCAACGGTCCATTTATCGCCGATCTTGATCGGCACTTTTGTGCTCATTCGAACCTCACTGTTTTACTCCCACTGCTCTTGAAAACGACAACTCGACTGCCGCTGCCCTCAAATGGGACAACACGGCTGCCGCTGCCTCCAAACGGAACGATTCGGCTACCGCTGCCCTCGAATACGACGATGCGCGCCAGTGGAATTTTTAATATGTCGATGGGCCCCGTGCCGCCGCTGTACCGCAGCGAGACCGCAGATCCCGCAACGATAAAGCTTGCACTGTCGCCCTGGAGTCGGCGAGCAGCATTCAACTTCGCCGCCACCCCGGTCAACACGAGCGTTCCTGTTGCCACCTGCAAGCGACGGTTAAATAGCAGTCGCGCGACGCTGCCACTCAATCCGAACGTGCCGGCCACGGCGCCCAAGACATAGGTCGGACCGCTCGGTTCCTGCGCCGGCGTATATGCCATCTGGACTGTGCCCGGCGACAGCACGAATGCGCTAGGCTGTGTCGCCAGCCGGCGCGTCGCGATCATTGGCGCCGCGGTCACCGCCCAGCTGAACGTACCGGCGTTCGCCGCCAGCTTGCGGGCCGCGATGATAGACGCCGGGGAACCAGTTATCGCGAAGGACGTGGTGTTGGCCGGCAAACGTCGCGACGCGATGAGTCCGGCCGGCATCCAGGCTGACGTCAACGCGCCGGCGGCCGCGACCAGGCGGCGCGATACAGAAAGCACCGCTTCCGAGGCCGACGCCACGAACGATGCCGTCGCTGCCCGGAGCACGTATGCCGCAAATGCTGCAGGCGACATCCACATACGTCGACGTCGAGCCGCGAACAGTTGCCACGGGTTGTCCGCCAGCGCCTGCATCTCCGAATCGGTCAGCGTGCGCCGCCAAACTACGACGAGCATCAGTGCACCGGTGCCCCATTGCTGGGCATTCGTGGTACGCGCACCGATGGAAATTGGTATCGCAATCCCTGGCGTCTTCATGGAGGACGGAGCGCCGACAGTGATCACCCCGTTCTGGAAGCAAGCTGTACGGGTTGGGCTTGCAGTCGCCCCCATGGTGAAGCCCCGAGACATCTCTGCTACCGTCAATGCTACCGGTGATGTGACCTGACCGGTCAGGGCGGTCATCGAGGCATTGAACGGGAGGAATTCAACCTTGCCCGCGTTCAGCCTGAATTGCCAATAACGCTCCGAACTGTTGTCCATGTCGAGTGCGCTCTGGGTGGCACCCGTGGACGTACACGTTCCGAAGGCGAAAAGACTGTAGTTCGGGGAATCGATGGCGCCCTTCGCGGCCAACGTGTACATCGGGGCGGTCCCTGTCGGGCGCCCGCCAGTTCCCTGCACCGTATTGGCTTGAACGCCGGCTGTGTAGACAACATTACTTTGGGTGACGGGAAAACCAGATCCGTCAGTAGCTGACACAAACCCATACGCCTGATCCGCATGCATCAGGCACACTGTCATGTCTCGCGTGAGCGGGTTGGACCAGTCGATCGCCAACGCCTCGCCAGGCTGCGGCTGCGTCCTCCGTACAAGCCTGGATACGAGCGCGCCCATCAGGTGTACTGCGCCGCCGCGCCCATGGCTTTGAGCACCGCGCCGGTCGCTATCGTCTGGCCCGAGCGATTCAGGATGTACACGTTGTACAGCGTCGGGAACAGGTCGACGGGCAGCGACGAGAACAGTGCATTCGTGTTTGCCGTCGGCACCTTAGACGCGACAAACGAGCCCGCGCGCATCGTGTACGGGATGTACGAAGCGCCGGCCGTGAGGTCCACGTCGGGCGAACTCGCACCGTCGATGACCGGCACCAGATACAGGTCGGCGATGGTAGTGCCGGCGGCGATGCCAGTGATCGTTGCCCACTGCGCGGTGAGTGAGAACAGCGCGATGAACAAGTCAGCGAGGGCGCCCCCGGCGCGCGCGTCGAGCTGGCCGACGAGCACAGCCGAGCCCGTAGCGAGCGACGCCCCGGTCGTGCCGATTGTCGCCAGCGATGCTGCTTCTTTCGAGAGGATGTTCCCAGCCATTATTCGTTACTCCATGCGTCTACGACGTCACGAGCGGTCGGCGCGGGGATGCAAAGCACGTCCGCCCGGGATGCTGGTTGCGTCGCGATCTTGATGATGTCGTCATGCTGCTGCTGCGTGATGAGCCCCAGTTGCAGCCAAATGTCGAACTGGGCGCGTACGTTGGAGTCCCCCATGTCAACGTCACGGCCAGCGTTCATCGCTAGGAGAAACGCGAGGCAAGACGCGCGGATCGGGCTGTCCGTGTCGTTCGACATGTCCGTGATCGCGGCCAGCGGCCCGGCCGCCGCCCAAGTCAGCGCCTGGCCGGCAGTGATCGGCATCAGCTTCGTGAACACCGTCTCCAGCAGCTGATCGACGACGCGCTGCGGGTCGCCCGGCAGATGCGCCGCGTAGCCACGATCTTCTGGATCCTGCGTCAGCTCGGCGCGCAAGGTTGCTTGCTGTTCGGGCGTCATGATCAGGAAAGGGTGAAAGCGCCGGCGGCTTGGTCGAGATCGATCAGGATGCTTTCGCCATCGAGCAGCGTAATCGAGGAGCCGTAATCGTAGAAGCCGATCAGGTCGCCGTTCGTCGCCGTGGCGTTCGCCAGAACAGCGTATCGGAACGGACCGACTGGCCCGCCCGACGCCGTCAGCGTCAGGTCGGCCAGGACCTGCTTGTAGACGCCGCCGTTTTGCGCGGCTGACGTCGTGGTCACGTTGCGCGACGAGCAGTTCGTGTAGCTGATCTGCGCAATGTCGGCGGTGACGGCCGAGCCGGCCGCCGTCGGCGCCGTATTTGTCAGAAGGATCACCAACTGGTCGGTTGCTAGGTTGTGCTTTTTCTTCGCGATCGCCTCGACGAACGCGTAGAGTTTCGTAAATGCGGACATGACCGGTCTTTCAGTAATTAGTGAGCCACGCGACTTTCGTCTGGGCCCTGGTTACGGGGCAAGCCCCTTAGGTAAGCGAAACTCATTTTTCAAGTGGCGCCGATTCTTCAGAATTCGGTGCCGTTGGCATGTTCCCGCGCTGCATGAAGAGCAGAATGTCCAGGATGCCGAGTTCCTTGAATTTGTTGAGGTCGCGCGCCAGTTCGGCGTAGACCGTGTCGGGGTCGTAGCCGCGCTGACGCAGCTTTTCGCTTGGAGTCGACAAGCCGGCCGCGATCTCGGCGGTGTCAGCCTTGACTTCCTGCTCCGGGTTGACGTAGTCCCATTTCGGCATGCTGAAGTCGACCGCTTTGTCGTTCCCACGGATCTTTCCAGCCAAGTTGGCGGCGTCGATGAACGCTTCGTGGATCCGGCGTAGCAGCATCGGAACTAAGACCAGCCATTGCACCTGCTGCACAGCGCGTCGGTAGGCCAGAAGGCGCACGCGCGCGCTGGAAAAATTCACTTCAGACATATCGCCGGTGATTGCTTCATACGGCACGCCAATCGCTGCAGAGATGATGTGCAGCTGCAGCTTGATGTAATCCACGTATCCAGGAGCAGCCTTCGGCTCAACGACTGTGAAGTTCAGGCCCGCCGGCATGCCGAAGATATTGCCGCCGCCAAGCTCGCCCAAGTCCTGGACGCCAGCGCTCGCCCCGCCTGGCATGCCAGACGCCGCCGGGTGCTCCAACTGAGTTGTATCGCCGCTGGCCAGCACTGACAGTCGAGCTTCAAGATTTTTGCGCCCGATTTCGGCGTCCTCGTAGGTCTGCGTATCACGGGTGCGCGCGATGACCGGCGCGAACCGCGTGAATCCGCGTCCCTGCCCCGGTCGCTTAGGGTTGAACAGGTGGATGATGTTCTGCGCCTGCACGCGCGAACTCTGGATCTTGCGACCGCGAACCAACGCTACGTCGCCAGGATGCTGATCCCACAGCCAGTAGGCAGCGACCTTGCCCAACTGGTCGTATTCGATACCTTGGATGATCGTGTTGCCGTTGTAGGTCCCCATCCTGGTGTCATCAAGCCAGTCGATTTCAAGCACTTGTAGCTGCAGCGGTACTGGCAATCCATCGCTCGGCCGGCGCGGCCGCAGGCGCACGAGCACCTCACCATCCTGTTCCATCGCGGAATAGGCGACTTTGATCAAGCCGTAATAATCCAGACGGTTGTCGGCATCGGCGACCTTTGCCCATTCGACGAACAGGGCATCGATCTTAGCGGCCTCCGCCCCGGTAGCCCGTACCACAATGCCGGTGCCAATCGTATCGGTTGCCAGAGTATCGAGGGCAGCAGCAATGTATGGGACGTTCTGCACGAGTGCGCGTGCTTTTGCGCGTAGCATCTTGGCGTCAGCTTGGTGGTCGGCGTTCGCGCTGGCACCGGCACGGCGCGGTCGCCAGCCGTCGCGTGGGCTGGCAGCCTCGTAAGCGCGTTGGAGGTTTTGCCGTGCACGATGGCGGGCCAACCCAGCTTGCGGGTTGAACCAACCGATCACGCGATCAATTGGATTTGCCATCAGAAGCCCCGCGTGGTCGTGAAGCGAAATCCGAACACTTGTGGCCCGCGATTGGTTGTGCCCTGGTTGAGCACGCGCGCCACGTGGTTGCGCGCATCGATCAGCGATGCGGTGGTTTGAAAGCGCTGGCGACGCCCATCGAATTCCACTTCGAGGGTGCCGGAAGCGATCGCCTTGTCGAGGGCGTCGAGATCTGCTTGAGTGAGGGCCATGCCCTTAAGGGTATGAGCCTGCCTGTCTCAAGTCTCGGAAAACTGAGACTATTTTTTGCTACCGTCTTGTTTGATGATCCGGTAGACAGTCGCGCGGCCGATCCCCAGACGGCGCGCAATTTCGCTGGCGTTTCGGCCGTTGAAAAGCCGTAGCACTTCGCGCGTCAGCTCGTCACGTGCGGCGTGCGAGCGACGCGGAATGTAGATCTCGACCCCACTGAATTCACGGCGGACTTCCTCTTTGAGTTGAGCTGTCCGCGGAGCGAGCTGGGGAAACTCATCCTCGATGAAGGCGAAGATGGCGTCGACCAAGTCGGCGTTATCGAGGATGTCTTGACTCACCACGCCCTCCCTGCTGGACGGCGTGGTGGAGTCGACTGGGACTGCGGTTTCGATGGCGTCCATTTTTCGGTTTTGGCTATGGCTTCATTGATCTGCTGCTCGGACGTCGCAGCTTGGGACGATTCGCCGGCCAGGACGGCTGGCGGATCAAGGAACAAATCGCGCGTATCCGGGTCGACGTACTCGCGGACCTGCTGCCACTGCGCGGCGGTTTTCTTGTGC